AACCATATCACCATCAACTCTTAGATGGTAATCACCCTTGACTTCTTGGTACATATTTTTTTCAACAAATAGTCTTACATCACCTTTAACAGTAAGATTCATATTGCCTTCAACAACAACATGATTACCTTTAAGATATATCTCGTAGTTATCACCAACCACTTTCGTTACTTTAGATCCATCTGGTTGAATTTCATAGAATGTACCTTTTTTATGAAATTGATGAATTCTCTCGCCACCTGGCGTATCATCATATTCCATAACATGACCAGACTCAGTTGTATAAGCGTGATTGTAAGGATATACTGATCTCTTTGGTGCTGTACCAACTTTCTTTTTTTGCCATGGCTGCTCTAAACCATCATCGTCTACAAAACAAGTGTCTGGTGCAGCTAAACCTGTCTTACCACCTGTTCTCGGAAAAGGTTCGTTCCATCTATTTCTGTAATAAAAATCTTCTGGTTCTCCGAAATTATTTTTAGTAGTACTTGGTTTTACAGGACCATCTAGATCTCTAACTGATTTTGCAGTAGGAGGAACAGCTGTTGGAACATCAACAACTCTATCTCTTACTTTAATAGCTAATGATTCTTCACCCCAAGCCGCTTCACCTCTTGCTAGTTTATTAACATCAGATTGTTTAAGATATTTTTCTTTTGGATAAATTCCAAGTGGATCAGAGAATCCAGTTGAGGAGGGAATTTTTTCTGTTGGGATACCAACTAATGTACCCAAAATAATAGGTTGTTGTAATTCTTGACCATCCAAAAACAACCCAAACACCCAAGTGCCTTCAACAGGTCCTGTTGGACTTACACCAATACCACTTATTGAAGCGCTGTTAAATGGCATTACTGGTTGAGCCCATGGTAATTGATCTGTTGGAACTTTTGACTTATCTTCTGTATGAACTCCAAAACATCTTACTCTTACTCTTCCGATGTTTAAAGGATCGTTTCTATCTTCAACAACGCCCTGAAAATGCACAAAGGATTTTGAATATTCTATAGACATTATTTCTTTCCTATCGCTTCTGATATACTATCTTTAAGACATGATATTGTAGTGAAGAATGCATCTCTTGTATATTCATGTGTAACTGTTGACACTAACCAAAACCCACTATACTTAGATCCTAGTCTCTCAGTTGGATTACTATTAATTGCTGAAAACTCTGGTAATTTTATATCTAATACCATACCTGGAACTATAGTAGTATCACCTTCTATAACAAAGGTTAATTGAAGATTGTGTAAATGTGTTATAAACGGAAGGCCTGTACCAATTACATTTTCAAAGTATTGATTTTGTTTTGTTGAATCTTTGTAGTATACGTGTTCGTAATTCGGTTGTGCAAAATTTTCTATATATTCGTTATCAACCAAAGGCTTGTTTCCAAGATGTGTAAGATTATCAAATTGTGTGTTATAATCAAAAATTTGTTTTTTATAAGTTTTACCTACAGTGTCAATTGAAAGAACAGTGTTTTGAAAAACACCACCATTTCCATTCATTAATGTATCAGAAGTTTTAAGAGAGATTAAATCTCTAATTTTTCTATCAAATCTTTTACCTGAAACTTCACCATCTTTTTTATCTCTCATTGGTTCATATTCGAATGTAAGATCTGGATTAGGATGACCAGCTATACCATCTTTTATAAGATCATCAATACAATGAAAATTATAACCATCTACAGTTTCATAAAAAATAAAAATGTTGGATGCTTTAACATTTGACCCTTTTCTACCAATGCATCTCCTTGCACACATCTGAATTGCATCAAAAGGTTGCTTACCTGGAATAATAAATTGGTTTTCAACAATAGACTCATGAAGATCTAGTTTACGTTCTCTAAATGTAAACCCATCGTATTTTTTAAAAAATTTCTTTTTTCTACTATCTTGATTAATATAATTGTCAAAAATTGATTTTGCAGCCGAAGAGTATGTTCCAGAATATGATTGATTTACCTCAGAATAAGTACTAATTAACTTTTCTTTTGTGGCGCATAAAATACTATATGATGCAGTATCATTCTTTGCATTGGTACCAGCTTCATCAATACTATAAGCCCAAAATTGAAGATCAATTTGTTTGCCATCTTCACCAGGTTTTTTACATTTTAATGAAATAAACTCTTGACCTTGATAACCACTTTTATTGAATCTTGTTGCATGACCAACAGAATCAATAATCTCAAATTGACAAACAACACTTTGTTCAAAAAGACTTTGTGTAAGAATGAAGCTAGATACTTGATCCATAATTGGGACAAATGATTTCATACCATCTTTACCAAGAACACATAATGTGACTTCTTGCAGATCAAGAACACCCGCTTTCATTAACTCATTAGAAGTCGCCATTAGTCACCAAATATGTTTTCTAGTTCTGATACTACTGTTGGAATATTATCAATGCTAACTAACACAATATGTCTATTGTTATCATTAATTCTGTCATAGTAATCATATGCATAAACAGCACTATAGTCTCCAGCATTTATATAATCTAAAGTAGCACTATGATCGTATGTGTCTTTAGATATTGTAATGTTTTTAGTTTTATGCTCGTAAAACAATATTGTAGACTGTGAAAGTTCAAGACTACCGTATTTTTTTACCATCCATTTTCTAAAATCAAGTTGGCTGATCGGCCATTGGTAGTATGGATCGATAGTTTGATTAGCAAGTAAAACTAGCCAAGCAAGACTTGCATCTTCATAATAATCAAAAGCAACCGTTTCTGGACTATCACCTTCAGGCACACTTAAACCAACAAATGCAAAGTTACTTTTTTTCATTATTTCTGACAATTTAACACTTTTAGTAATATCAATTATTGTCTGTTGTTTAAAAGTGGTGGTTGGTAAGAAAGTATATAACATTATTCAACTCCTGGATCAATAACATCATTGCTTCCACTAAACCGTTCAGCTGGACTCCCGGAACCCAAATCGATATTAACATTTTCATAATCTTCTTTTGACCAAGGATCAATTTCTTTAAACGCTAATGATACAGCATATCCAATTGGCCGGCCATCTTCACCAAAAGCGTTTCCTCCAGGTGCAAAATTTACATTAATACCAGTACAAAATGCAGGTTTGAAAAGTGTTGTATTTTCGTTACCTTTAGTAACTGCTCTTATGTGAAATTCGTTAGGATATGTTAGACCCAATCCGTTAAGAACTCTACCAGGCATTGCATCAGCTCTGAATTTATACAACATAGTTTGAATCATTGCTGCTTCTTTTCTACTTTGTGGATAGAATTTCCAATTGAATGTATAGCTCTTTAGTCCAACACCTTTAAAAAACGCAGTAATGTTTGGGTTTGGAATAGTACCAAAATAAGCTCCTACCATTTGGCCAACATCACCACCAATGCCACCAAATTTTTTCATACTGTCTCCAACTACCTGTGCGCCCACAACAGCTGCTTGTTTGGCATCAGTTGCTGTTGCATTTTTAAGAGTGCTAGCACCTTGTGAAGCTATTTGCCCAGCTATACCCAATCCTTCACCAATACTACCTGCTCCAGACAATTTACCAAATACATCACCTGCTGCAGCACCAATCATTCCTTTCGCCCCAAGAGTTGCATCTTGATATTGAAGAGTAGTATTATCAACAAGACCTTCTGGTAATGGAAAGTTATAAATGTTTTGTGTGCTGTACTCTTTACCAGACTCTCTATTATAACTGTATTTTTTCGAAAAGATTATCATTCTATATTGTTCCGGAAGATTATCTGGAAACACTAAATCAGTTGTATTAGAACCGTTGATCTTTGCTTTATTATTTGCCACTTTTGATGCAGGTGCTGGGCTTGATACTGATCTTGAATTAAACTTTAATGCCATTGTTATAAATAGTCCTATGAGTTATAAAGGTAAATTTAGTCCTAAACGACCTGCAAAATATAAAGGCGATCCCACAAATATTATTTATAGAAGTTTGTGGGAACTAAAGCTCATGTCTTATTTAGACTCCCACCCCGACATCGTTAAGTGGTCGAGCGAAGAGTTTTTTATACCGTATAAGAGCCCTATTGATGGTAAATACCATAGATACTTTCCAGATTTTTGGGTGAAGAAGAAAGATGGCTCTTGTGTTGTCATTGAGGTCAAACCAGCTGCACAAACAAAAGAACCAGATATTACAAAAAAGAACAACACACCATCGGGCAGAGTAAGTAGACGATATTTAAAAGAAGTTAAGACATACGGAATTAACCAAGCTAAATGGAAAGCTGCTCAACAGTTCTGTGAGGATAGAAGATGGAAGTTTCAAATAATGACAGAGAAAGAATTAGGAATAAAGTATAATGGCTAGTTACTTATTTACAGATCTTCTTAAAAGAGCACCAGCTGAAATTAGAAATAATGTTGCTGATGCAAGAACATGGTTGAATCAAAACATGCAAACCACAGTAACGCCTGGACGTCTACTTAGACAAGATCCCGATAGACCTAGTAGGATTTCAAATAGACCAAATCCTGGAACTCTGAATATGTTTCTATATGATGCAAAGACAAAAGCAAAACTACCATACTTCGATAGATTTCCTTTAATACTTTACGCTGGTAGTACTGGTGATGGATTTACAGGATTAAACCTACACTATTTACCTCCATTACTTAGAGCTAGATTGTTTGATAGAATGTATCAAGGTAATCCACAATTATCAGCATCAAACCCATCAACTGGACTAGCGATTGCAACAGCATCAAGACTGAAGTATTATAAGCCATGCTTCAAAAGGTATCTAAATAGTAATGTAAGATCTAGATTTGTGCAAATATATCCTGAAGAATGGAATCTAGCTATTTTCTTGCCTACAGAGAGATTCTCTGGAGGATCAAAGGGAGAGGTGTTTAGCGACACTATAGGTAAGATAGGTTAATGGCTTTTAACAATATAGTAAACAACATTAGAACTGGAATTGGTATTGCAGGCACAGCTGTTAATGCTGTTGAAGGCCTTATTGGTGCCAATAGAACTGGTGGTCAAAAGAAATTTAATGTAAGTAAAATCCAATCTGCTTTGAGTCAGAATGGTGGACTTCTTGAACCAAGCATGGCGTTGCTAAGAATGACTGCACCAATGACATTAGCTGGTGACTCCAGGCCTATTAATTTTCTCGCCAATTCAATGAATTTACCAACCAAGTCTTTAGATGTTATCGATCACAAAAGACTTGGTTATGGTGTATCTGATAAAAGAGTTCAAGGGGGAGGATTCGGAGATCTAGTTGTTACATTTTTTGTAAGTAACGATGGTGAACCACTCATCTTTTTCAACGAATGGTTAGAATCAATCTTTTCTACTGATGCATCATCAGGTGAAGAAGCTGAAAAGAATGGCTTTCAAGTTTTTAATATTAGATATAGAGAAGATTATATTGTTAATATGGAAGTTATTGTTCATAGCAAAACACAAGATGAAGTATTCATTTATAAATTCCATGAAGCTTTTCCTACAAACATAGGTGATGTGCAGTTTGAATGGGGTGCAACAGATCAATTTGCTGTTGTTGGTATTCCATTTACATACAGGTTTTACACAATTGATAAAATTCCTGCACCAAAATTATCAGTATCATCGGGAGGAATTCTTTCACAAATCAAAAATGGATTAGGTGTGTTGAACAGATTATCAAATAGTGCACCTGCACGAAACATACTACAAGGACTGAATGTGGCTTCTGCCCAAAAATTATTTTAATGGTTAAACAATGGAGGTTAAATTATGGGATTACCTATTATCCAACATCCCACTTTTGAGTTAACTTTACCATCAACTGGTGAAAAGTTGAGGTATAGGCCTTTTCTCGTGAGAGAAGAAAAAATTCTTCTACTCGCTCAAGCATCGACAGAAGTAAAAGACATGTTCATAGCTATTGAACAAGTGCTTTCTAACTGTATTCAAGATTACGATGTTAAAAAGTTTACTACTTTTGATACTGAATATGTGTTTGTTAATCTAAGAGCAAACAGTGTCTCAGATATGGCGACACTTAAAATTCTTGATGAAGAAACAGAAGAGTATATCGATGTTCAAGTAAATCTAAATGATGTCAAATGTGATAATCCAGAATCAACAAGTCTCATTAAAGTTAATGATGAGATTCAGGTTCAGTTGAGATATCCAACTTAC